TGTAATTTTCTCTGGTAGTATCTAAACTTTCAGTTGATTTTTTAAAGAAATATAAATTTTGAAATGCGCCCCACCTATTTAAAAAAGTAATTTTATTAACTGGATATTTACATTCTTCAACTGCTTTTAATTTTATAATAATAGTAGCACCAGCAATAGTCAACTCGACTTGATCAACTTCTTGTCTTAAATTGTATAAAATATATTGTATTTTTTGGGTACTGTTGCCATTATCTGTAATGCTGTTTATTTGCTGAGTAACATTATTATATTTCCATTTAATTGAATTAACTAGTTCAGCATTTATTGGTAAAGAGATAATTGAGCCGTTATAATATTCAAGGTAATTCTCCGTTAACATTGCTGTTTTTTGGACTGTATAATTAACACCCTCTTTAAATTTGTTAAAACCTTCTTGCGCTAAATATGTCGTTGTGGTTACGCTTCCAATTGGCGCGCCAGCTAATGTGCTTGCGTTTGTTTGCACATCTACCCATAATGACTGATAAGTTCCAACTGGAGTAGAACTATAAGTTTGCAATAAACTATCATTTACAATTTCGCTAATGTCAAATGAAACAGAATTTTCATTGCCAATTGGTTTTTTATTTAAGATAAAAACAACATCAGGAATAGAACAAGGAACACCCGAGTTAATTAAACCCTCTCTAATTGTAATTCTAATTACAAAATAACCTAATGTCGCGTCTGTTTCTTCTGGTGTTCTTATAAAATATGGACTTCTAGTCCTAATAATTGTACTCATTCTGTTTTTAAATTATCGTTTAAAAAAGCATCTAACATATCATCTTCAAATAATGGTAATGCTTGTTCTTGCGCTTTTGTGAAAAACTCTGTTGCTCTAATTCCTTTTTTAAATATGCTATTTGCAATTAAGTAGCTTAATGATTTTCTTTTCATAAACCTTCCCTTTTTATCTCTTGGTGCTATTCCGCTCTTAATACTCCACTTATCAAATACACTAGCTGGAGGTCTTTTGTTAGTGTATTTAAAAGGACTTGCGCTGCTTTCTGGATAAGTTGATTTAGAACCTTTAACCCCTTGATCTAAAAAAGAACCATAATTTTCACTGAAAAAAGTAACCTTGTCATTAACAATTTTATATTCTATGCTTTGCGACAACTTACCAGACTTGTCGCTAGTGCCATTTTTACCGCCTTTTTTTAAATTAGCTCTGGATTTGTCTACAACATATTGAGCATATTTTTCTAATATTTTAGTTAACTCATTCACTTAGCAATATGTCATATCTGTAGAAGTTGTTACACTAAAGGTTACTGCAAATCCAGCTAGATTATTAGTAAATCTTTCTAAGAAAGGTTCACAGCTTGCATCTCCGTCAATTTCAAATTGATCTCTATTAATATCAGCCTTTTGTAATACTCTTAAAACCCTTGTTGCTAATGCTAATTGAGTATTTAAAATATCATCTGTATTATCGTTACCCTCAAATTGATTTGTTATTTCTTCATTGCTTACATCTACAATATCCATTAAAAACATAGTGATGCTTAATTGTACTGCATTTTGTGTAATTGTTGCGCTGTTAAGCATTAAATGACATAGGGGAAATATAGTCTGTTTCTCTAAATCAATATCTGATATATTACCTTTTGTAACTGTGTGATTAAAAGGCTCTGCGCTTACTGTTTGCTTAATGCTGTCTAGTACTCTAAAATAACTGTTCATATTTGCTTTATGTATATTGGAGCATTTTCGCCTAAATCCTCATTTATTAAATCCTCTAAATAATCAATAGCATCATCAAAATCATAACCGCCCTCATGTATTAAATTATCCAAGCATTTGTAATAATCGTAAACTACTTTTATTGGTGTATTGGCTGTTAACCCCATGTAAGCAACTCCAAAGCCTAAAACCATGATGCAATCTTCAGCTCCTTTTGTTTCTAATACTTTACTTAAAATATCTTCGTTTGTCATTTTCTGTTTCTTTTAATAATGCTTGCTTCTAATTCGTATTTATCTTTTTCAAATGCTAACATTAAAAAACACTCGTGCATCTTTAATTTTGTAATGTCTTTAATTCTTCTAACATCTCCTTGTGCAAGGGAATATAAGGAGCTGTACCATCCATACTTTTTAGCGAAGCTCTCAGAGCTGGTGGCAATTCCACTTCCGTTTGAGTCGCCAAATAATTCAGGATATGACTCTGACACTCGCTTTTTAATTGATAAAAAAAAACCAATGCACCAAAAGCAATGTCTAAAGTCATTTCTCTTAAATCATATTTTTCGGCTGACTCATATTCTTCAATTAAATATTTGTTCTTTTTTTTAAGTGTAATAGGCCTAAATAAAACGCTCATTGCTTTATTCATTAATTGCCAATCTGCCACATATTTATCTAAATCAATATAAGCACCAAATGCAATTTTATCTAAGTCTGGTATAAATCCAAACTCTTTTCCGTTTAGCTCAAATCTGTCTATTAGCTTTGCGTCTTGCGTAAATAGTTTTCCTATTGTAGCAGTAATAGAATCTATGTCAGTTGCTTTAATTGATAAGACTTGTTTTAAAGGAATCTTGCAAAATATTTCAATCATTTTTTGCTGTAAAAATTCATCTAATTCTTTGCCTTCAGCAATTTTTAACCAATGTTGATATTGGCTTAAAGTAATTTCACTTAGTTTTTCAGGTATATTTAATGTAAGGTTCATATTATTATAACTGTTAATTTTAATTTTCGGAGTACATGATTTTAATATAAATAGTATTTCCCTCTGTTGGGATTTTCTAGTTGGTAACTTATTGAGTATCTTAAAGCATCAATTAAATGATTATAGTTATCGCAAGGGGTTTGAGATTTCTTTTCAAGCCAAACATAGTTTTTAAGCTCTTTAATTAGATTTAAACTTTCTGGATCAACAATTAAATCATAGTCTTGAATTAAGCTTATACCGTAAATAATAGAGCCTTTTCCTTTTATAGTTGGAAATATATTGCAGCCCTTAGATGCTATTTCGTTAATCAATCTAGGGTCTGCGCTATCTGCTATTATTAAATCGTTGCCAGCGTGTTTAATATTTAAAGAGGCTATTTCAGAACTTGTTAAACCTTTTAAATAAAAACACTCTTTTAAATAGATGATTTTGTTATCAGTATCAATACATGTTTTAACTAGAGTTGTTTCGTCTGAAGAAAACCCAAAATCTTGGCCATAAACTGATTTACTAACTTCTTGAAATTGCCCTTCCTTCCAGTTGGTAAATATTGCGCCCTGTAATACTCCAGTCAATCCAAGTCCATAAACTCTAAACCAATTAATCCAATAATCATTTCCTTTGTCTGCTTTTTCTTTTGCTTTTAATATTTCTTTTACTGCTGCTTCTGGAGCTGCTTCATTGTCTAGATAAGTAAGCACCACTTTTTCAACGTCATCATCATTTTTAAGCTCTGTGTCGACCCAAAATTCAAAAGTGGGGTTGTAGTCCAAATAGATAAATTCTCTTGTTCTCATGGCTAATTGCTGATATGCTTCAAAATCAACATTATTACACTCGTTTATGAAAAGTACATCTCTCCTGGCTCCCCTTAATTTGCTAGGATTTCCAGCATCAAAGAATTCAATAAAACTTCCGTTTCCAAAAGTGTATGTGCTGCTAGATTTGTTGTAATTTTCTGGGAAGAAGTTGTCAGTCCATTCCATTATCTTTTTAAAATCTCTTAATGCCCCCCTTTTTAAATGAGGCATTGATTCAGAAACAATAGAGATTTCGCTTAATTCATTATTTATGGCATGATCTATAAGTAAAGGAATAATAGAAAAAGTTTTACTTGAGGATGTACCCCCTTGAACTATTCTTATTCTTTTACTTAGTACTATTATCTTCTTCTGTGCTGTCGTTTCTATTAACACTTATATCGAGTTGTTTAAATATTGGCCTTTCTTTTTCTTTGATTTCTATAGATTGAATCGCTGTACCATAAGCAGAATCTAGTATTACTTTAGCTGCTGAAACATCACCTTTTTTAGCTCTTTTTAACAATGCGAAATACAACATTTGTTCCTGACTCATTTTCTCAGACTTCATTGTAAGAGGGTTTGATTCTTCCGTTAAAAAGTCTAAAATTTCTTTTATAACTGTACTTCTATTTTTTGAGCCTCTAATTCTTCCAATAGAATTTCCTGTTTGCCCTTTTTTAAATTGATGTGATACAATGTTTTTTTTATTTGCCATAATTAATTAAATACTATTTCTTCATTTGGTAGCGGTACATCTACATTAAACCATTCTTTTAAAAACTCTCTGCATTTTAAATGAAAAGCCTCTTGTTTTTCAGTTGTGTTTTCTGTTGATGACGTCGGAATTTTAATAATCTTATTTGTTTCTGGATTTACTTTTTCTTCATATAGAAATAAAGACTTAAATAAATTATGTGTTTTGTCAATATCCCAGGACTCGCCCCATTCATTTTGTATGGCTTGAATTGTTATTGGAATTATTACCCCAAAATAATAAGCGTTTTGTTGATTGCTTCTGTAATTGGTTTTACGTTTTACAATTAATTCAATTTCTTTGCCCTCAAAGTTTTGTATAGCTTGTTTTACTTTGGCTCTGTTTCTAATTAGTTTACCATTTACAACCTTTGATATGACTTTAACTTGTTTCAAGCTCCACAACTTAAACAGTCCTCGTCATCTATATCACAACTTCGTTCAGGTTCTTTTTTAGCCTTAATAATGATTTGCCTTATCTCGTCCCCAAACTCTTGATTGTTTGGTGTGATACAATGCTTAAAATATATTAAATTAAATATGTCTTTATATATTTTCGCTTCTTCCTCTTGACTCATATTCTTTTATCTTTTTAAATATTTTATGTAATTCGCTGTATTTATCAACGTATTTGTCAATCCTGACTTTCGTTATGTTCTTCTTTGTATACTTCATATAGTCGTTTTACTTGGTTTATTAATTCTCTAGCACACGATCCACAGCTAGAGGCTTTTTTATTTTCTTTAAAAACTCTGTTAGAAATTGACAATATTTTTATTTGCTCGTCTTGTTTTAAAGTTTGTTTCTCTATTTTAAAAAACTCTTTTAAATACAGATACTCGCTTTCAATTAAACATTCAGGATTTGACTTGTATTTAAACATTTGATTTAGCTTGATTTTTCTAGCTTCACAACCGCAATCATCACCAGCAATCCATTTAACAATCTTTTTTATTCCTGTAGCTTCTGTGAATTTCTCTACTGAATCCCCTAAACCTTTTGATTTCTTTTTAGTTTTTCTTTTGCTTGCCATTTACATAATTTTTAATATCGTTTTTACCTCTTGCAATTCTTCTTTTTAGAGTCTTTAAAGAAACAGTAGTTGCCCTTTGCATATTCTTAATACTGTTGTTTTTTAAGCACCAGTTAACACCAACTATATTTCCATTTCTAGTTAAGTTTTCACCTATCCAAATTTTCTTTTTTAAATAAATATTAAATATTCTTTTTTGC